GTACAGCTCCTTGATATCTCCGCCGAAGGTGCATTTTACGTTCTGCACGGCACCGATCTGCAGCGGTGTGGGGTTTGGGGCGGGATTGCCGGAAGTTGCTTGAGGGGCCGCGAGCAGTTGGCCCGCGCCAAATCCTAGACCGGGGTAGAGTGCCATGGGCGTGACTCCTTGATGAGTTTTTGTCGGGTGATGTGGCGAAAGCGCGGAATCTTATTAGTGCCCATTGCTAATAAAATTCCGCGCGGTTTGACAAACTAAGCTGCTGCTGGCGGTGTCGTCGACGGCTTGATGTACTTGATGGAGCTCAGCGGGACCTGATACGCGGTACCGTTCCAATCGAAGGTGACGGCGCCGGTGATCGTGGTGCTGTCTTTGGGAACGGTGGTGACCCAGATATCGCCGTCGGAGGCGTTCGGCCCCCAGAAAACTACTGTGGTGGTGCAATCTGTATCGGTCATGTTTCCTCTCACATTCCTACATTTATCGTTATTGGGATTGAAATCAATGCGGGCGGCCCGCTGTTCAGGCCTTCGTCGATGATTACGTCCCCGTCGATGAAGGCGTTATTGACCAGGCCGCCGAGTGTTTGCTTCGGGCCAGCGCCTGTGACCGGCTGCATCGCGGCTTCGAGCGCGTCGAGATAGTTGTTTAGTGTCGGCGAGGTTAACGTTTTGAGGTCGTCTGTATCTACCGGGAAGTAGCAGACCCAGAGCGCTTTCATGTCCCACTTGGTCAGGCCGAAGTGACCGGTTTGCTTTCCGGTCTGGTTCAGTTCGACCTGGTAGAGTTCCGCATCTTCAAGATCGGTGCGCTCCGAGAACGGCACGTAGCGACGCGACAGAACGGCGAAGGGCGTCGTGGCCGTGCTGGCTAGTTGGGCCTGGGCGAAGAGTGCGGCGAAGATTTCCTCGCGTGGGTAACGGGTCATTTACGCCTCGTCCACTGCGCTCTGAAGACTAGAAATTATTCCGGCTCTGCTCTCTTCAAGCGTTGACTCCATGAAGTTGCGCGCCGGGAGTCCCGGGTGCATGACTCTCTTCGCAAATACCGTCTTGCCGTCGAGCAGAAACACCAGCACGCCTTTGGGGTCAATCGGGCGAATCTCATACGGTCCCGCCGTGCCGTAGTTTTGGTAGACCGCATAGTAAGCCGGTCCGCCGCCAGCCTGGACGCCGCCCGCGATGGTTGCGCCGTCATTCGTCACCGGAATCGTTCGCACGCTGCCAATGAGCTTGCCGGTGCGCTGGTGTAGCACCTGACCCGATAGCTTCTCGCCGGTAATCTTGGCCTGGAGCGATTCGTCGATCGCGGTTGTGCGCCGGACGAGCGAGTTGATGATGCGGTCGGCCCGGCCTTGCAACGCAGCCTCGACGCCGCTGGTGTCGACGGTGAAGGAGACGGTGCCCATCTAGGCGGCTCGCTTAGGGGCGTGGCTGCAGGCTTCCTCTTTTGTGATGCCCTGCTCTGCTGCGACTGCGCGCAACAAGGCTACACATCCACCCGAGTTGCCATATAGTTGCGCTGCGATGGCTAGCCGGTAGCGTTCCACTAACTGCTCAAGTTTGGCGATCTTGAGCGCCTGATATTCGATCAACGAACCCTTTGTCATGTGGTTTCTCCTAGCCGGTCCGTACACATGTGGAAGTTATGAGGCGCTCAACAACCCAGCGTGACAACCAGCGGGGGAGATAGCGCACATGGTACGTGTGCGAATAGCATGGCCCTCTGGGATCGCTTACGCACCGCGGGACGAGGGTCAGGGTATTTTTCCAAAATTTCATCCTGTCAGCGCCCTTCTCTACTTCGGCCTTGTGAATGTAGGCCACTGCAGGTTGTCGCAAAAAGTCCAATTCCAGATGGCGAGTTGCGCTCTGCGTCCTAACAGCCAGTCGATCCGAAAGAGAACCAACCCGAAACGCCGTATAGCCCACGGTAGCTTCATCCTGTCAGCGCCCTTCGCCGGTAGTTCTCGATGACCTGGAGCACGCTCGGGTCAACTTCCCAGCTCGAGTACCTCGTCTCCCCCACATCCTTCTGCAATGTGGACTGCAAGCCTTCCCAACCGCGCCGTTTGTATGTGAGATAGACCATCTTCGTCACCGCAAGCTGCATATCTGCTGGCGTCCCGGCTGCGGTGTAGGCCATGAGGATCTTCTGTTCCGCATCGGACGAACTGAAGAGATACGAGCCCGGCGCCTGGATGTAGTACTGGCCGATGATGGGTTGCGTGTTGACGGCCACGAACGGGTTGCCGCTCGAGAAGTAGGTCACGCCGCCATCAACCAGCCACGGCAGCACGCTTGCGTTCACCGTGTAGGGATAGCCGCTGTTCGTCCAAATAATGTTCTGGCCGTCGGTAACCGTCCCGCCAGGCGATTGATTGAACGGCGGTACGGATGCGCCCGAGATGCCGCTGCTTACCCCGCCCTTGAGGCTTGCGGTCTGGATATAAATGCCGTCGAAGACCTGCGAGCCGTTCGAATAGGCGGTCGCGGTTATCCATGCGCTCGGCAGCGTCGGGATCGTTTGCAACTCCGTCACCGGCAGCGAATTGAATCCCGCCGTATACGTGATGGTGATGTTCTGTACGCCTACCGGGAATCGCGCCAGGATGCCCAGCCCGAAGGCCGGCCAGCGTCCGGTACCGTAGTAGCTGCCTGACCAGTTGCCCGGCCCGCTGAAGGGGCTTATCAGCGAAATGCTCTTGGCCGTGCCGTCAATGACGTAGCCGGGTGACGCCTGCGAGGTTGAAGCCTGCACGTTGCAGCCGAAGACTGTCAGGCTTGAGACCGAGATAATCGGCCAGTTGCGCAGAAACATCCGCGGCGTGCCCGTGCCGTCGTATGTCTCGGTGTAGGTGACCGGCTGGTTATAGGGCGAGGTTGCCGGGACTTGCCAATCGCGCGGGCCGCGTCCGGTGCGGCGAAGCATGTCGAGCGAAGCTGCGGTGATGGCTGCCTGGATTACCGTGTCGGTCGAGGTGTTGTCGGGCGCGGGGACGCCGGGCATCCAGGAACGCACTTGCTGGAGTGTGCAGAGATCAATCGGGGACGGCGGCATTAGTGGACCAGCCCCTTCTGTGGCGCGGCTTGCTTGGCGATCGAGCCGAGAAGCGTCATGCGATAGTGCTGCATCGCATCCACGGCTGCCTGGAAACTGGGTATTCCTGTGTACAGTTCAACCTGGTCGAGCTGCGGTTGAAACGAGACGGACATGTTCCAGCCAATCGCGTCTTTGAAGATCCGCGCCTTTGGCATCATGGCGTCTCCCGGTTGATTCCCATGCGCGCCGGCCTGGGCAAGTCGACGCGCCGCGGGAAGACGCCGACCGCGTAGTCAGTCGACGTCAGCTTTTGATGAAAAAGTGGGGCTCCCCCTTTTCAAAGAAGCCCCAGGCCGAACTAGCTGGTTCCGATGCCCGTGATTACTCCCGTAAGCCAAGGGGTATAGTGCGCCAGGGTCTCGTTCGCGTAGGTGCCGAAGGCCCATGCGCGGTTGATTGCCGGCCACTCATACCCGTAGTAGTCGCGCATCAGGAAAACCTCCCGGGTCGCCGGAATGCGCGACGTCGGGTAGGGGTTCTTGCTGATGTCGAAATACAGCGTTCCGGGCGGGATCATGGGGTGAATCTTCATCGGGATGATGTTGGCACCCGTTGGAGAATCCACCGCATAACGGCTGGTGTACCCGGAGACGATCAGGCCTCCGAGGATGTTGTTTTGATTGTCGCGAGTCAGGAACACCTGGTAGCCGCTGGCGGTCTGGCTGCCGTTGGCGAGAATGGTGTCCTGCAGGGACTTGATGGCGTCCGGGCTTCCCCAGATGGCATCGACGCCGGCCTGGTACTTCGTGAAGAAGTATTCGAGCGCGGTTTCAACCTGGGCACACTGACCGCCCTGCACGGAGGTTAGCGTTCCGCCGGCAAGATCCTTCCAGTAGCCATAGGTTGCCGCCCAGCTCAGCAGACCGGTGAAGTCGGTTGCCTGGGCGCTGTTGTCGGTGCTCAGCCCGGTAGCATTCGCCAGTTGACCCGAGGTCGGAGGATTGACCAGGAGGGTGAAGGTGGGGAATTGCGTGATGGCCGTGAGATAGGCATTTGCCGTGGTGGGCGAGGCGTTCTTGCTGATAAACCATGCAAACCCGAAGGTGCCGTTTGGATACCCGCCGGAGCCTACGGTAGCAGCCGGGCTCACGGTGAAGCTCGCCGCAAGCGTGCTGCCGGTTGTGGTGACGGAGTTAGAGGCCGCCGAGACTGCCGACATGCCGCCCGTGTAGGTGACCGCGGTTCCGGTTCCAGGAGCGTTGTAGCTGAAGGATGGAACGAGGCCGGCCGCCACGCTTGGCGCTGCCTGGTAGCCATACTGCGCATTGACCGGATTGCCGAGCGCGGTAAGCAGCACGACGTAGCCGGTAAGCAGGGTCGCCGTGGTGACTGCACCGCCGCTGACCAACGCAGCGACCGGAGCCGGCGCGGTTCCGAGTGCGAAACCGTTCTGGCCCAGGGAGCCGGTGCCATCGTTGCCGAGCAGCAGGATGCCTTCCTCTTGCAGCCATAGTGATTGCAAGCCGCGCAAGTGTTCGTCTGAGAGGTTCCCCGTGAACCCTTCGCCCGCCCACTCAGCTTCTACCGTGACGTTGCGCTCAACGCCCATCGCCTTGTAGGTTGCGGCCGCGTTGTTCTCGTTGGGCACGCTGACCTGTGCACGTTGACCTTCGGGAACGCCCGCATACTGCGAGCCGACCGCGGAGGTGTACTTCCAGTTCGCCATGATGCCGGTCCCGGCGTTCACCGCGCCCGTGCGTGCGATCTGGTTGCGGAATGGCGTGTTGACCGGATAGATCAACAGTGCCGGGCCGCGGAGATCGTAGAAGTTGTAACCGAGCGAGGTCGTGACGCCGGCCTTCTGGAAGCCCAGGTCGCCGTTGTAAGTTCCGGCGACGAGCTGCTTCATGATGGCTTCGGCGGTGCGCTGGCGATCGTCTGCCTCTTCGCGTGCTCGCTTTTCCATCATGAAGAAGTTCGAGGGTTTCGACGTGTCGCGCTTGAACTTGTCGATGTTGGTGGGTACCCAAGCCATATCCTTCGACTTGGCCGCGGCTTCCTTGAATCGCGTCAGGTAGGCCGCATTCTGTTTGCAAAGCTTCTCTGTAGTCGGATCGAAGCCCTGCCCGGAACTACTTACTCTCACGTCCATAGATGTCTCCTTGTGCGGATCTCGTTCGGGGTGATTCGGGGTTTTGGGTTGCTCCGCACAAGGCGGAACGGGGGGCCGTCTACGGTCAGCCCCAGGGCAGGGAGTGGGTTAGCGCTTAGATACCGGCGTTAGAAACTGTGGATTCGTGGGAAGCGAATTTGAACGGGTCCGTTCCGCCGTCCCGTTTGACGATGCGAATGCCGTCCGTACCGGTTGCGGCAGCCGCCAAGTGGACGCCGTCTGGTGCCAGCGTCTTCTCGCGAAGGGCTGCGACCTCTTCCTCGACTTTGCGTTTCGCAATGTCGCTGATGGCCTGCTTGTATTCGGGCGATGCGCGGTGCACTTCGACCTGTGCGGCGACATCGGCGTCCAGCGTCGGAGGTGCGGCCTTGACCACCGGCGTCGGCTCCTTCGCAGCCTCGACCGCGTCAGCATCCTTGATGGCCTTGGATACCTTGCTGTGCTCTTCGGCGTCGTAGCCTTCGGCCATCCCGTGACAGTGGTCAGCCATGGCGGCGTGGGACTTCGAGCACTTTTCATGCATCGACGCCATGCCTTTGTGGTGTGCGCCGGCCGCCTTGTAGTAAGGGGCATTCGCAACGCCAGCATGGGGCTCGTCTTTGCTCTGCACATCGGCCTTGTCGGCCTTCTCGCCGACATCCGCTTTGCATGCGTCGCACATGGTTGCGTGGTGGTCGGCCATTTTCTCGTGGTGCGCAGCCATCTTCTCGTGATGGGCCGCGCTCTTGGCGAAGTGGGAAGCTATGCCCTTCTTCTTCGCCAGCTCTGCCGTCGCTGCGGCCTGTTCAGCTGCTACTTTCTCTTCAGGGGTCATAGACCCTCCTTCGGGTTGAGGTTTTGCTGCCTTACTTGAATCCACGGTTGCGGCGAGTTCCCGCGCTTCTTCCTCGGCCATGTGGATGAATGTTTCGACCATCCCTTCGAGCAGTTCCTTTAGCTCGTCGGGGACATCCGAATCGTCGCCCTCCATGTCGCGCTCGAAGACTGCGTTCTGATAAGTGAATGCGAAGTTACTGAGCAGCCGGGCGAGTTCAGACACTTCGTAGAGGCCCTTGCTCAGGCCCTTGGCTTCAACGGCTTTGTTGATTGCCGCCATGAAGTCTTGATAGGCTTTTGTCTCGCCTTCTTCCGAAACCTCGACGCCGAACCGCTTCGCAGCCGCGACGATCTTGGCCTTCACTTTTGCCTTCTCGCCTTCCGGGATGCCTTCGGTTTGATTGAATCGGGCGAGCGCGTTACGGCAGTGCGAGGCGTCGTGGATGGGGAGCTTCCAGGTCGACGTGTCGTCAGGGTCACCGACGTATGCGAAGTCCGAAGCGTGCAGATCCTTGCCCGCGACGCGCTTGGTCTTGGCGCCCTTGTTGGCGACGGCGGTAGCGATCTCCTCGATTTGGGCGGCTGTTAGCTGCATGTCAGAACTCCTTTGGGCGAACTTTACGATCTCGCTTGAGCCATTGGCCTTAACGTAGAGAAATCCCTGCCCGGTGCACGGGGAATCGACGTAACTCACTTCCGACAGCCTTTTCAGCCCGTAGTTGACCACCACGTTCTTTTTGCAGTCGGAGCAGTAGTTGGTGGCCTGTTGAAGGGTTAGGGACTTACCGCAATCCGAGCATTTCCGCCACGCATAGGACCCTCCCTGGCTGTAGCCAGTTAGAAAGCCTTCCTTCAGTTCGTCGTGGATGGTGTCATTGATCGGCACGGAGCCGAGCAGGATTTGCTTCTCGTCGTCGTCATACTTGATCTTCGTCGCCTTACCGGCTGGCTCCAGCGAATGTTGCCGTCGGATATTCCCCAGAGATAGCGCTTGGCCAGCCTTTTTGGTTCTCGCTATGGCGTCATCGCTCCACTTCTTGTAGACGGGAACTGCGGCGGCGTAATCGCAGCACTCCTGGTCCAAATCTGGTTCCTGATAAGTGGCGATACCCCAAACTAAAACCTTGCCGTCGGCGGTCTCTTCGACCTTCGTGAACTGTAGAAATTTATGAAATTCTGCGTCCATCGTCACCGCCGTTGTGTCGTAAACTGGATCTACGCTGTCCGCTTTACTGCCGAGGACAATATGAAAGAGATACCGCTCAAGCCGCTCAACAGGGGCTTAGTCGCGCTTGTAGATGATGAGGATTACGAACGCTTAGCTCCGCACAAATGGTTCGCCCGCTGGGATCCATCAGGCAAAGCCTTCTATGCGCAGCGCACTATCTATCTTGGAAACGCAAGGAACACAACCATGCAAATGCACCGGGAAGTGATGGGGCTATCTATCGGCGACAAGCGCCGCATCGACCACCGCGAACCCGAAGAGACGTTGAACAATCAAAAATACAATCTTCGCTTCTGCACTCACGGCCAGAACCGGGCGAATTCCGTAGTCAACAAGAACAACAAATCAGGCGTTAAGGGCGTCCGGAAGCATGGCGATAAGTGGGTCGCCATTATCCGAGTCAATAAATGCGGCATCTACCTCGGGACGTTTGACGCACGGGAAGAAGCTGGCAAAGCGTATCGTGCGGCTGCAGCCAAATATCATGGGGAATTTGCCCGAAGTGCCTAGCTCACCTGGAACGTGTCGTACAGCATCGTGACCACAAGATTCCCGTTGCCGGCAGACACAACCGCACCCACGTCGGTGACATAGCTGAATTCCCACGCAAGGTTCTCAATCTTGCTGAGCGCGGCATTGAATGCCAGGTCGCTCTCGGTCGTGAAGAATGACGCCGTGCCCGCCATGCCGAGCACGGTTGCGGTGACCCCACCAGACACAAGCGAATCAGCCGCATTGCCAGCCGGGTAGACGCCGAAGGTAAAGCCGCCGTCGGTATAGGCGATCGAGCCGGGAATGTACTGGAAGAAGAGCGCCAGCGGGATGGTTGCGAGGCCCGGGCCCGGCGCCGCTACAATCTGAATGGGGTTCGAGTTGGTCGTGGTCATCGCTAGGATCTGCGCTGATGTGATGAGCACGGATGCGCGCTGGATGAGCGACTGCGATGCGGCGGGAGCCTGCCAGGCCGCTTGCTGGGTTGGGGTGGGCTGCGGTGCGCTCGACAGGACCCATGCACTCGACCCCTGGGCATAGAACATTACCCATGTCCGGCTGGCGCCCTGAGCGTTTGTCTGAATGTACTGCGCGCCCTGCTGGGCCAGGAGATACGGGGCTCCGAGGCCGTCGGACGTGATCCAGGACGGCTGGACGTAATTGTCCCAATCGAACGCCGCGCCGCTGATATTCACGTTCGGGACGTGCAGCAGATGATTCCCGGAGGCGTCGGTAATCAGCACATCGCCAAACGGCCCTGTAACTGAACCGGAGATAGCGCCCGAAGTCACGGTCAGCGATTGCCCTGCGAATTTCCAGGTGCCGGAGGAGAGCAGGCCCCCGGAGCCATTCTGAATTGCCGCAGCGGTGACGGTTGTCGACATGTTGGCTCCAAAGGAAAAGGCCAGCTCGCGAAAGCTGACCTTCTTGAATTGCCGTACTACTTAGCTAAGCTGCTTTTGCCTGCGCAAGCCCGGTGTTTGTCCAGACCATATCCGGGCCCTCGTTGACTGTTCCGCCAGCGGTGCCGCTGAATGCCGGTGCGGTTTTGCCTGAAATCCAGCTAGAGACGCCGGGCTTGAGGGTCGCCTGCTGGACGTAACCAGCCCCATAGACTTGCGATCCGGTTATGTAGGCGGTATCCGGAGTCCATGGTCCGAGCGCCTTGGCTTCCGGCTGCAGCGTGCCTGCTGGGTATACCTTGGGTGCCGGCTCGGGCAGGCGTCCGCCTTCGGGCGACCTCGCCGAACCACTGGTCTTCACTGCTTCGACAGGCTTGGGGTCCTGATTCGAGGCAGCGGCTTGAGCGACCATCTGGTGGAGTGCCCCGGTTACCGTGCCGGGGGTGAGCCAGAAAGGCTGTTGGGGCCGCAAGGTAAGCACCTTGGTGTCCGAGTTGTATTCGACGCCGACCGGAATCAGGTCGAAGGTAACGTCGTCCTTGTTGCCGTTGATGCTGGCACCGTTGCCCTTGGCGAGATTCTTGAAGAAGTCGAACTGTGCGGGCGAGATGTTGTTGTAGATGACTGGGTCGGATACTTGCATTTGGAGGACCCTCCTAAATGTGGTTTGATGCTGACCTTACGGGACGCGTTCAAATTATCAGCGCCTTTGACTCGAAGAACTCAACAATCTTCTCGTCTGGCATCGGACTAGCGGACGGCAAAATAGTCTTAGTCTCGTGGGCGTAGATCCCAGCGCATAGGTCGCGCATGTACAGGGAGCGCGCCAAGCAATCCATGGCCTCTGGACTGCCTATATCGATTAGCTGCTTAGCCATCGCGCGATAGACTTCGAGGGCTGGGGGCATCCTCTCTACTTCCTCCGCACCGGCGTAATCGGCGTCGGGCTGAACGGTAGCGGCGCGATAACCGGGCGGCTAACATTCACCGGCTGGTTGAGCGGCGTGGTTCCCGAGTTCGACGCTCGGTTCGGAACCGTTACCTGAATCTGATTCACTTCCGGCGGGTTGGTGTTGGGCATGGCGTTGTCTCCTTTGTTCTGGCGCCCTGTAACTGACGTGCTGGATGCAGTCCTCGCAAAACATCTGGACGGTCGGCTTTTCAGGGTAGTGCTGTCCCATTCTGATTATCGTTATCTTTCCCCATCCCATGGGCATCTTAGCCGACTCTTTGCTGTTCCCGCACCCATCGCACTCATGCGTAATGCGTTTCATGCTGTCCTCTTGTTTCGTTCCGCCCTTTGCATCTTGAGCGCCTGCTTAGTGTAACTCTTCAGCGTGGCCCGGCGAAGCTTCCTGAACTCTTTGCTGCTCATGCCCAGCGGCTTCATTGCCGTAAAGTTGCGCGGCTCGGTTTTCACT